TCGGCGGCGACCAGCTGGGGCACCGGCATCGAGCAGATGACGATCGCCTTCCGGCTTTACACGGTCATGCCGCACCTGCGCCGCTTCGCGAAGGAGATGACGCGCAAGCTGTTCCCGGTGATCGGAGCGCGGCCGTCCACCCTATTCATCGATTTCGATGCAGAGGCCCTGCAGGTCGGCGATAGCAAGGCGCAGGGCGAATATTTCTCCCGCGCGCTTGGCGGCAATCAGCTGCCCGGCTGGATGAGCCAGGACGAGGTTCGCCGGTCCAAGAACCTCGAGCCGCTCAACACCGAGGAATCGCGCCGGGTGTATTTCCCGACGACGACGGCGGCCGCCCCGGGCGCGGACCATAACGGATCCACCCTCGACGAAGAGGACGAGGACGCCGACGCCGCGCCGTCCGCCACCGAAAAGGACATCACCGATGCATCGTAAGCTCTTCAATCTCGCGCAGGCGAACGCCGGCAAGGGCGCCGGCATCCGCGCCGAAGTGGCCGACGATACCGCCACGATCTACGTTTATGACATCATCGACCCCTATTGGGGCGTGTCCGCCAGCGACATGGCGAAGGTGCTCGCCGGCATCACGGCGCCGAATATCACCCTGCGCATCAACAGCGGCGGCGGCGACGTCTTCGAAGGCCGCGCGATGATGGCGCAGCTGGTCGGCCACCCTGCTACCATCACCGCGAAGATCGATGGCCTGGCCGCCTCCGCTGCGTCGGTCCTCGCGCTCGCCGCGTCGACCGTCGAGATCGCGGAAGGCGGCTTCTACATGATCCACAAAGGTTGGACGTGGCAGATGGGCAATGCCGACGATTTCCACGACGCCGCGGCGCTGCTCGACAAGGTCGATGCCGCGATCATCGAAGCCTATGTCGGCAAGAGCGGCAAATCGGCGGAAGAGATCTCCGCCTGGATGACCGCGGAAACGTGGTTCAGCGCGCAGGAAGCTGTCGACGCCGGCTTCTGCGACGCCATCCTGCCGACGACCGCCGCGCGAGCCGATGCCAGCGCGCGGACCTTCAACCTCTCCGCCTACACCAACGCCCCCAAGGCGCTGACGGAATCCGCCCCGATCGACGACGAAGCCGTGCGCAAGCGCATGGTCGCTCGCCTCGGGCTTTACGAACGATCGGCCGCGTAAGGCCGCTCACCCCTGGCGCCGGTCCCATCCCGGCACCCTTGTTGCCCCGCCACTGGCGGGGCTTTCCATTTGAGGAACATCCCCATGCTGAACATCAAGGCGCTCCGGGACCAGCGCGCCGTAAAGGCGAAGGAAGCCCGCAACCTGCTCGACACCAACACGGGCGAGAAGTGGTCGAAGGACATCGAGAACCAGGTCGACGCGATCTATGCGGAAATCGACCGCATCGATGCGCAGATCGAGCGCGCTGAGAAGCAGGCGAAGATCGACGGCGATGCGGCCGCCGACGAAGCCTCGCTGGAAAATCGCGAGCGCGACATCAGCAACATGCCGGCGCCCGAGCGCGAGCGTGCCCGCGCCTATCAGGCGGCGTTCAACAACTTCCTGATCCGCGGCGAGCGCGGCCTCACCCGCGAGGAAATGGACACCCTGCGCACTGGCGTGCCGCAGAACGCGCAGTCCGTCGGCACCGGCGCTGCTGGCGGCTATTTGGTCCCGGCCGGGTTCGGTGGTGCGCTGCTCGAGGCGCTGAAGGCCTTCGGCGGCATGCGCGACGTCGCCACCGTGATCGCGACCGCCGGCGGTGCGGCGCTGCCGTGGCCGACGGTTGATGAAACCGGCGTCGAGGGCGAGCTGGTCGCGGAAAATCAGCCCGCCTCCGACCAGGACGTGACCTTCGGCACGACCCAAATCGGCGCGTTCAAGTTCTCGTCCAAGGTCTTCACGCTGCCGTTCGAGCTGCTGCAGGATCAGGGACCGGGGATCGACGTCGAGGCGTTCGTGCGCCGCGCGGCCGCAATGCGCATCGCGCGCATCCAGAACAAGAAGTACACGATCGGCACCGGCACCAACGAGCCGACGGGTATTCTGACGTCCGCCGGTGCCGGCAAGGTCGGTGCCACCGGCTCGACCACCACCGTGACCTATGACGACATGGTTGATCTCGAGCATTCGGTCGATCCGGCGTACCGCGCGATGCCGGGCGTGGGCTGGATGTTCCACGACTTCATGCTTCGCAACCTGAAGAAGCTGAAGGATACGACCGGCGTGCCGCTCTGGCTGCCGGGCCTGTCGGCGAAGGATCCGGATACGTTCCTGCGCTACAAGTACACGATCAACCAGGACATGCCGCAGCCGGCCGCCAACGCGAAGTCGGTGCTGTTCGGTGACCTGTCGCAGTTCATGATCCGCGACGTCATGGAGGTGACCCTCTTCCGCTTCGACGACAGCGCCTACACCAAGCGGGGCCAGGTGGGCTTCCTCGCCTGGGCGCGCGGCGACGGGAAGACGATCTCGGCGGGCCAGCCGATCAAGTACTTCCAGCACTCGGCGACCTAAGCCGCCGATCGGCGCCGGCCTCGGGTCGGCGCCGCCCCCTTCCCTCGATCGACAGGAGCGCAACATGGCGCGCAAACCTACCCCGGCGGGCAACACCGCCGACACCACCCCACCCGCGGCAGAAGCTGCGCCCGTAGCTGCGCCGGCGCCGGCCGATGCACCTGCGGCATCGCTGCCCGCGAATGTCCCAGCCACGGACGCCTCCGCGGCCGCTTCTGCAGCGCCGCCTGCAGCTGCAGACGCGCCGGAAGGCGGCCCGCGTGAAACGCCCACCGGTGAGCCGAACAGCGCACCGGGCAGCGATGACGATGCCGATGCGGCCGTGACACTGGACGCGCGCGTGCTGCTCGCATTCGACGAGCACCAGCCGGACGATATCGTGTCGGGCACGCTGGACGCGCTCGCCGTGCTCGAGCGCGACGGCAAGGTCGACACGCATCCCGATGCGGTCGCTTACGCTCGGAGCCTGAAGGCGTGACCACGCTCGTCGCGCTCCCTGACATCAAGGCGAACCTCCGCCTGTCGGAGAGCGCGACGGACGAGGACGCGCACCTCTCGCGCCTGCTCGCCGGCGCTATCCGCACGGTGGAGCTGGAAACCGGCCGCAAGGTTCGCGGCGACGCGCCGACGCTCACCGGTGACGACCTGGACGCCGCCAACATGGCGATCCTGATCCTGGTCGCGACCTGGTACGCCAAGCGGGAGGCAGAGGGCACGTTGCCGCGAACCGTGCTGTGGCTGCTAGAGCCGCTCCGCCGGTTCGACGACGGGGGCACGGCCTGATGCTCGCTGCAGGGCGCCTGCGGCAGCGGGTCGACATCATGCGTGCCGTCAAGGTTGCCAACGGCAAGGGCGGCTACACCAGCACCTGGACGGCTGTCGCCACTGCGCTGCCGGCCGAAGTGCTGGGTCAGACCGGCGGTGAGGTGATGCGCGACAGCGTGCTGCGCGGCATCCGCCATTACCGCATCACGATCCGCTGGCGCCGCGATATCGAGCCGAAGGATCAGCTGCGCCACGACGGGCAGGATTTGAACATCCGGTCGGCGGTGGATCCGGATGGCAAGCGCGAGCAGCTGGTCATCCTTGCCGACACCGAGGGCGCCCTGGCGACCGTTTGATGCCCAGCCACGTTCGCGGCCTTGCCGAGGCAAACACCCTCTTCAATGGCCTTCCGGCCGCAGCGGCGCATGAGCTTGCCGACCTGATCGGACGCGTTTCGCGCGATGTATCAGCGGCCCAGCAGGACGCCACACCGAGCGCCACAGGCCACCTTCGCGGCGGCCTCTCGGTCGAGCTGCTGACCGAGCGGCTGCGCGCCCGGGTTGGCTTGCTCGGCATCAAGGGCGGCCGCGGCGCAAGAGCGGCGCTGGGAAGCCGCTACTACGGGCGGTTCGTGAATTTCGGGCGCAAGGCCCAAACCGTTCTCGTCACGCGCCGACTCAAGCGCAGGGTAAAGGGCAACGGCCGCAACGGCACCAAGCGCCGGGTGACCTACGAAGGTGCGTCGACGCGGCTGCGCCGCCGCGGGCCGAACCGCGGGACCGCGATCGGCAGCCCGTACAAGATGCGAGTGCAGCCGATGGCCGCGCGCGAGTTCGTCCACCTGCCGGCAGCGCAGGCGATCGCCGTACAGCGCATTGCTGATTATTGGTCCCGGGTGCTCCCGGCCGCGGGAGCCGCGACATGAACGAGATCGACCTGGTGGAAGCGGCCCGCGGCGTGGTGTTCGTCGCGATCGCCGCCGGCCTCGCGGATACCGACGCGATCGCGCTCGACCATGTGCCGCAGGATCAGGAAGGCAATTTCGTCCAGATCGACGATCTCGACTGGTCCAACGAGGGCGGCAAGCACGATCCCGAGCTGCGGATCACGATTGACGTCGTCACGATCTACCGCGGCGAGAACCGCTCGGAATTGCTGGCGATCATGCACGCGAACCATCGCGCGCTGATCGATGCTCCGATCGCGGCCGAGGGCGTGGCGATCACCGGCGTGCAGCTGCTCGCGGGATCCGCCAGCGGCGCCGGGCTGGATGGCCTGACCTACGCCGGCCTCCAATCCTTTGAACTTTTCGCAGAGCCGGCCTGACGCCGGAAGACAGGAGCATAATCATGGCAACGGAACGCGGCGCCGACTGGCGCATCGAGGTAAAGGGCACGGGCGCCGACGAGTTTCATTCGATCGGCGGCGAGATCAGCTTCGACTGGTCGCGATCGTCCAATGAGATCGACGAAAGCACCAAGGACGACGGCCAGTACGGCAGCACGTCCTATGGGCAGCAGAAGATCTCGATCCGGGCGAACGGCAACGTCAAACTACCCGACCCCGGCCTGTCGCGCATTGCGGCCGTATCCAAGACCTCGCCCCCCGAGACGGTGGTGCGCATCGTGAAGGGCGAGATCGTCAAGTTCGAAGGGCCAGTCGCGGTCGGCAACTTCTCGACCACCCATCCGAAGGACGGGCCGGTCACCTACACCTTCGACATGGCGAACAAGGGTGCGCCGACGGTCGACGACTTCGGCGCCGCTGCGTGAGCGGCGGGGCCGCAATCGCCGAGCGGGGCGAGCATATGCTCGACCTCGCCGGCGTCAGCTATCGCCTCCGGCCGAGCCACCAGGCGATGCGGGCTATCGAGGCGAAGACCGAGCGGTCCTCGCTCGAGCTGGTGCGGATGGGCAACGTCGGGGCGCTCAGCCTCGACCAGCTTGGCGCGATTGCGGCCGAGCTGATCCGCGCCGGTGCCGAGGACGAGATGGGCCGCGCGGTCCATACCGATCGAATCGGCGAGCTGATCTACGAGCAGGGCGTCGCGGGTGTGACGTTCCGGCTCACCGCCGTGCTGGCCGATGCCGTCAGCGGCGGGAGGAAAGCCTCGGGGGAAGCGAAGGCGGCGGCAGCGGCGACGACGGAGACCGCTGGCGCCGCCTGATGGGGCTGGCGCTCGACACCTTCAGCTGGTCGGCCGACCAGTTCTGGCGAGCGACGCCGCACGAATATTGGGCGATGATCGACGCCCGGGTCGAAGCCAACAAACGATGATGACGGGGGATGGCGATGGCTCGTAACAATCGCCAGGATCTGTACCTCGCCGTCAACGGCGACGTGCGTGGCCTGCAGAACACAGTGAAGGTCGGCCGCACCGTCCTGAACGAGTTCGGCAGCGCGGCGGTCAACGTGCTCGAGGAAGTTGAAAAGGAGTTCCAGAAGCTCGGCGCCGGCGGTCCGCCGGCCGGGCTGAAGGAGGCCGAGCGCGCCTATACCGAGACGTTCCGCCGCATCGGCGCGAGCGCGCGCGAGGCGGCGAACGCTCCTACCGGCCAAGCGGCCGTCCAGATCCTTGATGCCAACGCATCGCGCGCCGCGGCCGACGCCGCGACGAACAAGGCCGCGGCGCTGCGGATCGTCGCGGAAGCGGCCTCGCGCGCCGACCAGGCGACGGGCGGCAACTCTGCGGCAACCCGCGCTTATGCCGTCGCCGCGGCAACGGCCGCCGTGGAAGCTGACAAGGAGGCCGCTGCGCTGCGCGAGCAAGCGGTGGTGCTCGGATCCGTCGAGCGGCAGCTGGGAAGCCTCGCCGGTGCGCAGCAGCGCGGCCGGGTGATCAGCGGCCAGGCGAAGGCTGGCTATCAGCAGCTGAGCTATCAGCTCGGCGATATCTCGATGCAATATTCGCTGGGCACCAGCGCGAGCATCATCTTCGCGCAGCAGTCCGGCCAGGTCATCCAGGCGCTGCAGCTGATCGGGGGCGAGGGCAACAAGGTACTCAGCGTCCTCGGCGGCGGCTGGGGGATCGCGCTGAGCAGCGCGCTGGTGGTAGCGACCCCGTTCGTCGCGAAGCTGTTCGAGGGCGCCGATGCGGCTGGAAAGGAAGCCGATCGGCTGAAGGAGAATGCTCAGCAAACGGCCACGGCCGAAGAAGCCAAGAAGGCCTTCGCCGTGACCGAGGCAGGCCTGATCGATGATGTTCGATCGCTCACGAATGAAATCGAGCAGCAGAACGACGCGCTCAAGACCAACGCCGAACGGATGAACATCAAGGCGAAGACGGATCTTGCCAATCTGACCAAGGTCCGCGGCGACGTGGCGAAGGAGTTAGCAGAGGCGAAGGACAACGCCGCGTTCGCTGCGGAGGAGGCGAAGCGCAATCCTGATGCCGCTGTCGGCGAAGCAATGGCCCGCCAGCGCGTCGAAGACCTGGAAAAGCGCCTCAAGGGTTTGGACGCTTCGATCGCGCAAGCCAAGGCTGCAGTCTTGGAATCGCGCGCAGATCTCGCCGACGAAGCCGCACAGCGGGCGAACGACGAAGTGGCCGCGATCAATTACCGCTACGAGGGCGCCGAGGGACTGATCGAGCAAGCAAAACGGCGAGCGGTGGCCGAGGGAACGGTGGGAGCTGTCCTGACGAAGCAGCTGGCGACACTTCGCGAACAGCAAAAGGCGGAGGTAGAGGCCGCCCAGAAACGGCAGCAGGGCGCCAGGTCATCGTCGACCGCCGCCCCGCTCACCACCTTTCTGGCGCCCGTCAGCGGACCGGTGTCCGGCCGGTTCAAGGAACAGCGCGACGGCCATCAGCACGCAGGCATCGATTACGCAGTTCCGGTTGGCACTCCAGTTCGCGCGCCGGCGGCCGGCACGATCGACACGGCCGGCGTCAAGCAGGGTTACGGCAACGCGATCTACATCAACTTCGGCGGCGGTACGACGGCGCGCTTCGGCCATCTGAGCCGGTTCAACGTCAAGCCCGGCGATCGCGTCGAGGCAGGCGACATCATCGGCTATTCTGGTGGAGAGCCGGGAACGGCCGGCGCCGGCCGATCGACGGGCGCGCACCTGCACTACGAGGTGCGTCGCGGCGGCAAGGCCGTGGATCCGCGCACCGGCAAGTTCCCGACCGATGCCGGCGGTGTCAGCGACAGTGCAGCCCGGCGCGAACAGGCTGACGCGCGTCGCAAGGAAGCGGAGGAGAACCGGCGAGCGCAGAACGCGGACGCTTACGCCTCGCTGCTGTCACAGGCGCAGGAGGCGCGGTACCGCATCGAGCGTTCGCGCGTGGAATCGGCTGACGAGGCGGCGGATCTGGATGTGGCGGCAGTCGAGCGCCAGCGCGCGGATCTCGACCGAGCCGTTCAGAAGGGCGTGTCGCTCGATCGCTGGACGCAAGGCGAAGCCGATGCGGTCAAGCTGATCACGGCGCAGAATGCCGCGGCCGAGGTCGCCGCCATCCGTGCCCGGCAGGTTGCCGCCTCGATCGTGAAGCGGGCCGAACTGGAGCGGGACACACTCGAGGACCAGGCCACGCTGCTCCGGCTGCAGGGCGACCTTGCCTCCACGGCTGCCGATCGCCGGGCGATCGCACGCCAGCTGCTGAAGATCGAGCAGGATCAGGTCGAAGTCGCCTTGCGGGCGCAGATCGCCAACGAGCGAGATCCGGAGCGCAAAGCGGGCCTCGAGCGCCGGCTGGCACAGACGCCGAGGGAATATGCGCTTCGTGGGGAAGCGCTCGAGCGCCAGAACGCGGATCCGCTGCAAGCCTATGGCCAGCGGCTCGTCGATGCGACGTCGGACATGGACGAGGCGCTGAAGGGCATTGCGGCAAGCGGCTTCGGCGCGCTCGAGGACGCGAGCAGCCGGGCGGCCGCGAACGCGGTCACCGACCTGCTGAAGATCCGCGGCGTTGCCGGCGAGGTAGTGAACGGGATCATCCAGGATCTGGTCCGGCTCGCGATCCAGAAGGCGATCGTGTCGGCAGTCGGCACCAGCTTCTTTGGCCTGAAGGAAGGCGGCCTCGTGCCCGCCTTTGCCGATGGCGGGCTTCCCGGGTTTGCCGGCGGCGGCAAGCCGTCAGTGGATCGGGGTATCATCCGCGGCCCGGGCACCGGTCGATCGGACAGCATCCTGGCGCTCGTCGGCGGCGCGGCGCCGATCCTCGTCTCCAACGGCGAGGGCATCGTGAACGAGCGGGCGGTGCAGCAATACTGGCCGCTGATCGACGCCATGAACAAGGGCACGTTTCCGCGCTTCGCGGACGGCGGCCTTCCATCGCTGCCGAGCCTGCCACGCTACCCGAGCATCACGGCGGCGCAAAAGGCGCTGGGTGAGCGGCGCGCGGAGCAGCTGGAAGTGACCGGCAACATTCGTGTCAGCCCGACCAAGGAGTTCGACGCGCGCATGGAAGACCTTTCGATCCGCACCGTGGGCGCGGCGGCCGAGCCGATCATGGCCGGCGCGCAGTCGCGCACGATCGCGCGTCTGCGCCGGCCGAGCCTGCCGGGAGGATGGGGCTGATGCTGGTTCCGTTTCCCGCGTCCCCGGTACCGGCGCAGATCGACTGGAATATCGATCAGCCCGCACAGGTGAACCGCAGCGAATTCACCGGCCGCCGGCGCGTCACGATCCTGACTGCAGCGCCTCGCTGGTATGCACAGGTCACCTTGCCGCCGATCCTCGGCGAAGAGCGGGTGCTCGACTGGCGCGCGTTCCTGGTCGACCTCGATGGCGTCGCCAACAGCTTTCGCCTGGTTGCCGTCGAGCGGGACCAGATGCCCGGCGCTCCCTCGGTCAGCGTCGACGGCGCGCCGCAGGGTGGGCTGCAGCTCGCCACCAAAGGCTGGGGAAGCCCCGGGCAGAAGCTGCGGCGCGGGCAGTTCGTCACAGTCGCCGATCAGCTACTGATGCTGCGCGCTCCTGTGATCGCCGACGCGGAGGGTAAAGCCGTCCTGTCGATCAAGCCGTACCTGCGCCTATCGCCGGCAGACGGCGCGCCCATCGAGGTGCGCCGTCCTTACGCGGTGATGGCGATGTCAGACCCGCGCAACGGCTGGTCGGTCGGCATCGGACAGAATTACTCCATTTCGTTCGCTTGCGAGGAAGCATTCTGATGCTGAGCCGCCCCGACCAGGAGGCGCAGGACGCACTTGCCGCGGGTGTCCGCCGGCCGGTGACGTTCTGCTTTCTCGATCTGGCTGACGGCCCGGTGCGCGTCACCAATGCGCCCTATAATTTCACCTTCAGCGGTACCGGCGACGAGGATCTCGACGGCTTCACCTTTACCGCCGTGGATCCGCGCATGGTGTCGATCGGCACAGTGCGGGCGGCCGAGGGTGGCAGCGACACGCTGACGCTGACGCTGTCGGGCCTCGCCGGCGTGGACGACGAGCTGATGACGCAGATCGGCAACCGCGCGAACTTCGTCGGCCGGGACTGCCGCCTCTGGCGCGCGATGCTGAACCCTTCAGACCTGACGCAGCTGGGCGCGCTGTGGAGCTATTACACCGGCTATATGTCGGTGCCGCGGATCGTTGGGGATAAGACCACGCAAACGATCCAGCTGAGTGTCGAAAGCTACCTGGCCTTCTTCGGCCAGGCGTCGAACCGGACGTATCTGGATCAGCAGAGCTACGACCCGTTTGACCGCTCGGCCGAGCTGGCGATCGCGATCGCCAACGGCGCGAACCGCCGCACCTAACGAGGAACGCCAATGCATCGTTATCCCGACTGGGATGCGCGGCTCGCCGCGTATCTCGAACCCCTCCGCCTGCGCGCGTTCGCTTGGGGCAAGCACGACTGCTGCACATTCGCCGCCGGCGCGGTCGAGGCGATGACCGGCGTGGATCCGATGCCGGAATTTCGCGGCCGCTATTCTACGGCGATCGGCTCCGCGCGCGCGCTGCGCCGCTTCGGCCGAGGAACCCTCGTAGCAACGCTGGACGCCAAGTTTGAGAGCGTGCCCGCAGCACTGGCACAGCGCGGCGACATCGTGATGTCGAGCGGGCTGCTGGGGATCTGCTGGGGTCCGTTCCTGTTCGCCGTTGGGTCCGAGGGCGACCGGGAGGGCCTGGTGCGTATCGATCGCCGCGCCTGGATGGAAGCGCGCGCCTGGCGCGTGGCCTACGGGTTCTGACGGGTGGCTAAAGCTCTCAAGATCGCGGCGACCGTCGTCGGTGTCGCAGCCCTGGTCGTCGTCAGTGGCGGCGCTGCTCTAGGCTTGGGCGTGTCGCTTGCCACAACGGCGTTCGGTGTGTCGGCAACCACGCTGCTGGTAGCATCGGCAGGGCTGAGCATCGCCTCGGGACTGCTGACAAAGGCGCCGACCGTACCGTCGTCGCAAACGCAGCGCCTGATCGCCTCAATCGACCCGCGCGCCTTCCGCAAGACGGTGCTCGGCCAGACCGCAATGGCGACCGATATCCGCTATGAGGAATGGTCGGGCGCGAACCAGGAATATTGCGACTGGATCGTCTGCCTCGCCAGCCACGCGATCGACGGCGTCGAAGAGATCTGGATCGACCAGGAGCTGGCCTGGTCGGCCAGCCGCGGCGTCAGCGCGAAGTTCGCCGGCTATTTTTGGGTGCCGAACATCGTGCTCGAAGGGTCGTCCGCGAGCGCCTTCACCTTCGGCTCTGGCATGTGGAACGGATCCGCGCGCCTGACCGGCTGCGCGTACCTTCGCCTGCGGTTCAAGACGACCGGGAACGGCAAAAAGGCGACCAGCCCGTTCTCGAGCGGGATCTCCACTCGTTTGACGATCATCGGCCGCGGCGCGAAGCTCTATGACCCGCGGCGCGATTCGACAGTGCCCGGCGGCTCAGGCCCGATGCGTTGGAACGACCAGTCGACCTGGCGCTACACGGCCGACGACGGAGCGGTGATCGGCGAAAACCTCGCGCTGCAGATCCTGCGCGTTGTGCTCGGCTGGCGGATCCGCAATCCGGCTTCCGGTGAATGGCGCTTGGCCACCGGCTCGGGCGTGCCCGGCCGGCGCGTCGGCATGCCGTCGTTCCAGATCGCGGCCAACCTATGCGACGAGCTGGTGAACCGCTCCGCCGGCGGGCAGGAGCCGCGCTACCATGGCGCCGGCGTCGTTTCCGAAGGGGACGATCCGAAGACCGTTCTCGACATGCTCTGTGCAGCCTGCTGCGGCCGCTTCCGCGACACCGCCGGCAAGCTCGAGCTGTCGATCGCGCACAATGACCTCGCCGCAGCCGCTGCCGACGATGGCCTGACCGACGACGACGTGATCGGCGCCTTCACCTGGGATCCCGATCCGTCGCTCGAGGCAACGCCGAACGTCATTCGTGGCCGCTACGTCGATGCGACCGCCGCGTCGCTTTACCAGCTGCTCGATTATCCGGAGGTGCGGCTGCCCAGCCCCGATGGGCAGGACCGCATCGCGACGCTGGATCTCGGCGTTGTCGAAAGCCCCAGCCAGGCGCAGCGCATCGTGCGTCAGGTGCTGCAGCGGAAGCAGTATCAGCGCGCATTCAGCGCCCCCTTCGATATCCGTGCGTGGAAATACGGCGTGGGCGACGTGCTGCCGTTCACCTTCGCGCCGCTTGGGTTCACCCGTGCGCTATTCCGGGTAGCGGATCAGGAACAGGGTCAGGGCGACACCTGCCAGATGACCCTCACGGTCGAACATCAATCGATCTATGCCTGGGACGCCAACGACGCGGCGCCCGTTCAGGCGGCCGATCCGATCATCTACGATCGCGGCAACAATCCGCTCATCCTGGCGATCGAGGAAGCCTCGGAGAGCGCGCTGTGGAGCGGCGTCGCTGACGACGACGGCAACCGCCCGGAGAACGGCGCAACCGTAGGTGCGCCGCCGGGAACGTCGGTTGGCGGCCGACCGGTTGAAGAGGTGATCGCCCAGCTGGACCGCATCGAGCCGATCGAGGCGGAGTTCGGCCCGATCACCTCGGACATCAGCGCGCTGCAGCAGGTCCAGCTCGGCCATGACGACGCGCTGGCGCAGCTGGCCGGCGTCACCGCCGACCAAAGCGCCGCTCAGCGGCAGATCACACGCGACGTCGGCCGCATGGACGAGGCGCTGCTTCGCGCCCTGATGGAAAGCGCCCGCACGCGCGAGGTGCTGCGCGATGCCGGCATCGTCGTGGATCCCGCGACCGGTCAGGTGCGGATCTATGCCATCGACCAGCTGCGCGATCGCACGTCGACGGCCGAGATCGCGATCGACGCGGTCAAGAGCGTCGTTTCGACCAAAGCGTCGGTCAACCAGGTGCAGGAGCTGATCGCCCAGGCGGTGCTCGATCCGTCGCAGGTTGCCGAGCTGGAGCCGATCATCGCGCGGCTGACATCGGCCGAAACCGAGATCGACGGCCTGAACGCGGCGGTGGCGCTGAAGGCATCGCTGGTCGAAGTGACGGCGATCGGCGGGCGCACCTCCGACGTCGAGCAATCGCTCAACGCTCTCGCAGGCGTAGTGGAAAGCAAGGCCAGCACGACTGTCGTCGACGGGCTCGGCATCCGCGTCGCCTCGGCCGAGCAGATGTTGTCCGCGCTGCCCGACGTGTCGGGCTATTCGGTCACCGTTCGCCAGGCCCGCGTCTCGGCGGATGATGCTGCCGAGGCGGCGCTGCGCGGCATGCTCGCCAGCGACATCGCCAGCCGGTACCAGCTGTCGCAGATCGCCGAGGCGCGGCAGGAGTTGACCACCAAGCTGGTGGATGGCTTCACCGCCGAGGCGATCGCGCGCACCGCGCTGACGGTGCAGATCGGGCAGATCCGCGCATCGGTGCTGTCGCAAGCAGAAGCCAGCATAACTCGCGACAGCCTGCTGACGCAGCGGATCGATGCGCAGGGCGGCGTGCTGGACAACCAGGCGGCCGCGATCGGCGAGGCTCGCAAGGTTGCTCTCGACGCGCAGGGCGGCGTTGCCAGCGCGCAGATGACGATCCGCCAGCAGATCGGCGCGGCGGACAGCAGCGACGAGGCGCTGCTTCGCGCGCTGATCGCGGGCGACGAGGCCGGCCGCGCGCGCATCGCGCAGGCGGTGCAGATCCAGACCGAGTTCACGACCACGCTGGTTGAGAACGAGCGGGCGGCGGCTGTGGCGCGCCAGTCACTGCTGGCTCGGATGAACGCGGCCGATGCAGCGATCGTCAGCACCTCGAAGGTTGCTGCCGACGCGAACCGCGCGACGGCCGAGCGGGTCAACGCGCTTGAGGTGGCCTTCAGCGATGCCGCGACCGGCCTTCTTGCGACACGCGCGCGCATCATCGCACTGGAGGAGGCGACAGCAGCAGCTAACGCCGCCTTCGCTCAGCAGCTGGAGCTGATTGAGGCTACCGTTGGCGGGCAAGGTGACGGGCTGGCGGCGATCAGCGCCACCGTGGCGCAGGACCGCCAGGCGCGGGTCGATGGTGATGCCGCCAATGCATTGGCAGTCGAGCAGGTCCGCACGCAGGTGAACGATCCGGAGACCGGGCTGCCGGCCACTGCTGCCGGACTTGCTCAAGAACGAACCGCGCGAACTCAGGGCGACGCCGCAAACGCGCAGGAGATCCAGACGATCTCGGCCGCGCTCTACGACCCGCAAACAGGTCTCCCAGCCACACGGGCGGTCGTCGCCAGCGATCGTCAGGCGCGAATCGACGGCGACAGCGCCAACGCCTCAGCCATCCAGCAGGCGCGAGCAATCATCGACGGCGTCGGCGGTGTCGGGGTCGAGCAGGCGTTCAGCGCCGTCGCGACCCGGCTCGGCAAGGTCGAGGGTCGCTACACCGTCACCATCGACGCGAACGGAAATCTGAGTGGCTTCCAGCTGATCGGCTCCGACGCGGGACCGGCGTCGTTCAACCTGATCAATACCGATCTGCGGATGGGCACTGGGCGCGTCATCTTCAACAACGGCACTTACATGCAGGTGCAGGGTGTGGCGTTCGGCGCCAACGGCGATCTGCTGGAATGGTTCGGCCCGACGATGGCGATTACCAACTGCACGCGCGCCAACGCGATCAGCTACAAGACGATCACCGGCGATGCCTATTTCGGCGGTTCGCTGTCGGCCGGCGTGCTGAAGAATGCCGTCACCTCGTCGCTGACTACCGCCAACGCTTCGCTCGAGCTTGGCCCATTCGGCACCACTGGAAAGCCGAAGAGCGTCGTTGCCAGTTACAGCTACAGCCTGCGCCGGCGGGTCAATCCACCGGGCGGGTCAATCACCGGCACGCCCAGCGCCACGCTGGTGCTGGAACGGCGCCGCGGCTCCGACGGCCCATGGGTGGTGCTCCAGACCGGCACGATCACCGGCGAGACCAGCTACGCCGCGCCGGAAGGCGCCACGCCGGGCCTCGGCACACAGACCATGTCGGGCGCGATCACGATCACCGACAACTCCGAAGGCGCGCAGGACTTCTCCTATCGCCTGACGCTCGTCTCGCGGACGCTCGCCAGCTTCAACTTCTCCTCCCCCAACGACGGCCCGGCCGGTGAGCCGATCCAGAGCCTCTCGCTCGTCTCCGTCGAACAGTAAGGAAACCGAACATGCCCTGGTATCGTGCCGGCAGCGTTGCCGTGACCAATGGATCCGCGACCGTCACCGGCGCCGGCACCGACTTTGTCGGCAACACGCAGGCCGGCGAAGTTTTTCTTGGCCCTGACGGCCGCGTGTACGAGATCAGCGCGGTGCAGTCGGCTACCCAGCTGACGATCATCCCGAACTATCAGGGTGCGTCGGCCGGCGGACAGGCGTACGGCATCCAGCCGACCGCCAGCTTCGCGCGCGACTTGGCGCTCGGCGCGGCGCAGTTGCTCAACACCTTCGGCGCGGTGCGTGACGGCATTGGTCAGGGGTTGATTTCTGGCGGCACCTTGGCGGCGCCAGGACTGCGCGGTGCTGGTGACCAGGACACTGGCATTCATTGGCCCGGCTCAAACATCCTTGAGCTGGTCGCTGGCGGCGCCCGGCGTCTTGCCCTTTCCGCCACCGGCGCGCTCGTCACCGGGCGGGTCACGGGAGCCGCTGGCGGGCCCGGGGCGGTCGGTGTCGCGGCGCCCACGCTCGGGACCGCGCCCGATACGACATCGCTGTTTATCACGAACGGTGACGCCCTCTACGGCCTTATCGCCGGAGTGTTTGGCAACACCGGTGCCACCTGGATGCAGGCGCAGCGGGTGGATGGCGGGTCGACCGCATACGATCTGATGTTGCAGCCGAGCGGGGGGAATATCGGCATCGGGACCACCACCCCAGCAGCGTTCGGTGGCTACACCTGCCTCACCCTTGGAGGCGAGGGGCACGGCTATTTCCGGCTCAACTCGCCGTCTGGCACCCAAAGCCTGGTAATCCAGAACAACTTCGCCGGGACCGGCCCCGCCATCTCGACCGCAAGCGCCCATCCGCTCCTGTTTGGGGTCGATAGTGTCGAGCGGATGCGGGTCGATGTGAGCGGCAACTTCTTAGTTGGGGCAACTGCTGAGGCTTGCCACACTTTCCGCAAGCTATCCCCGGAGGGTTCAAAAATCCTCGTTGTGGATAATGCGATCAGCGGCGTCGAGTTTCAGTCTTCCAACGGAGGCGGCGCGAACGCAGCGGCCGCGTCCGTCAAACTGCCTTCGAACACGTCTACGGGTCGTTCGTTAGCTGCAGCTGGCACTATCAACGCCAGCGGTGCCGACTATGCCGAGTACATGCTCAAGGCTGCAGGTTGCGGCATAATCGCCAAGGGCGACGTCTGCGGCGTCGATCGCGACGGCAAGCTGACGAAGACCTGGTCGGACGCGATCAGCTTTGTCGTGAAGTCGACAGATCCGTCGCTGGTCGGCGGCGACACCTGGGCCGCTCACCTGCCGCCCAAGCCCGAGCAGCCCGGCGTCGAGCCGCAGGAGCCGGCCACTCCGCTGCCACCCGCTCAGGACGCCGACGAGGCGGCGCTCGCCGCGTGGCGCGAGGTGATGGCTGCGCACCCGGCGCTGCTCGCCACCTACCAGGCCGGGCACGCCGCATGGCAGCAGGCGATGGACGCCTATGCCGCGGACCTCGCCACGTGGGAGGCCGAACTCGAAACCGCCCGCCAGTGCGTCGACCGCATCGCCTTCTGCGGCCAGGTGCCGTGCAACGTCACCGGCGACTTCGAGGTTGGCGATTACATCATCGCCGCGGCCGCCGGCGCCGGGATCAAGGCGATCGCAGTAAAACCCGACGCGATGACGCTGCCGCAATACATGCGCCGGATTGGCAAGGTTTGGGCGGTTCGCGACGGCCGCGCCTGGATCGACGTGCAGCACGGCTGAAGCCGTACTTTCCGCCCGCGCATCCCGCGCAGGGCGCTTTCCCTGGAGAACATCGATGACGCTGGACCATGTGCCCGGCGCCGCGAAGGCGTCGGTCGACATCCTGTCGTTCGGCGTCGCCGTCGGCACCGTCACGCAGCTGCTGCCGCACCTGGCCGCGCTGCTCACCATCATCTGGACGCTCATCCGGATCTTCGAAACCGATACCATGCGCGCGCTGCTCGGCCGTGCCCGCAAGGGGGAGAAGATCGATGGCTGATCTGAAGCCCGGACCCAAGACGCTCGCCGGCGTCCTGGGCAGCATTGGCGCCGCGATCGCGCTGTTCACCTCGATCCCGGCCGACGAGAGCGGCCGCAAGGTCGCGGTGACGGTCGCGCCAAACGGCCAGGCCACGATCCGCCACGTCTCGGGTCCGCAGTATCTGCGCGCCTACCTCGACGCGGTGAAGGTGCCGACCGCCTGCGACGGCATCACCCGCGGCGTTCGCATGGGTCAGACCTACAGCGAGGCGCAATGCACCGCGCTGCTCGAGACCGAGCTGATCGAGATGGCTACCCGCGTGATCGCATGCGTGCCGGCGCTGCACGGCCGCCCGAACCAGGCCGCCGCCGCGGTGAGCCTGGCCTACAACATCGGCTGGCCCAGCTTCTGCAAATCGACGGCCGCCAGGCGCTTCAACGCCGGCCAGTGGGCCGCGGGCTGCGATGCCTTCCTGATGTGGAAATACGCCGGCGGGAAGGTGCTGCGCGGCCTCGTCCTGCGCCGGGAGCGCGAGCGCCAGCTCTGCCGCACCAGTCTTTGATCATCATCACCACGGAGGAGACGACCATGAAGGAACTGCTGAAGACGATCGCGCGCGATGTCGTGCTGCCCTGGGCTGTGTCGGCGATCGCCGCCGTCGCCGAGAAGAAGCTGGCGCCGAAGGCGAAGAAGGATGTGCCGGCGCGGTGATCGCGTCGCGTCTGGATAGACGCGCCCGCGCGCCTGTGCCATCGAGCAGCTGCCCTTCGGAGCTAGCCGTTACGTAGGGCCCGCGCGCGCGGAACAACCAGGTCGACCGGTTCGCCGGGTGGCCTGCTGAATAGAAGACCTTCGGGGAATACGCAGGGCGCAGTGCCTGGTTGCTGCGCGGCTAACCGCCCGGTCCGCCGGGCGGAGATGAGCAGGCCGCTACGCCGGCGTATCCCCGAAGCCACCTCCACCATCGACATTCCAGGAACGCCGATCGCGCCGATCGGCGGCAACTCAGCGCGCGTAGCCGACGTGCTTCTCTTCGAAGAAAGCTGAGCCGCATGCACCCGACCCTCCGGTCAATTCCTACCCGAAAGCACGAAGTCCACTCGGCGGTGATCGCCGCGAACCCGCCGGCGGCCTACCTGGGCGGCAAGCGCAACCTCGCCAAGCGGCTTTGCGCCATGATCGAGCAGATCCCGCACCGCGCCTATATCGAGCCGTTCGTCGGCATGGGCGGCGTGTTCCTGCGCCGCGGCAAGGCGCCGCCGGTCGAAGTGATCAACGACCTGTCCGGCGACGTCGCCAACCTGTTTCGCGTCGTGCGCCGGCACTACGAGCCGTTCGTCGACGAATTCACCTGGCTGCTCGCCGGCCGGGACGAATTCGAGCGGCAAAAGCGCGTGGATCCGTCGACGCTGACCGACATCGAGCGTGCCGTCCGCTTCCTCTACCTGCAGCGCCTGGCATTCGGCGGGAAGGTCGATGGCCGCACCTTCGGCGTTCGCAAGGATCAGTCGTCGCGGATCCAGACCGCCCACCTCTGCGCTGAGCTGCGCAAGCTGCACCAGCGGCTTCAGCCGGTGACGATCGAGCAGCTGCCGTACCAGGACATGATCCGACGCTATGACAGCCCGGGCGCGCTGTTCTACCTCGACCCGCCCTATGACGAGACGGCGGGCTATGGCACCGGCTTCGGCCGCGACGACTATGTCCCGATGGCCGAGCAGCTCGCCGGCATCTCCGGCCGGTTCGTGATGTCGATCAACGACACGGCGTTCATCCGCGAGACGTTTTCGGCTTTCACCATCGAGGAGATCAACACGACCTGGACGGTGTCGAGCGCGGCTGCCGGCCGCGCCAAGAAGGTGACCGAGCTGATCATCAGCAATCGGGTCTGAACCCTCGGACCTTCGGAGCTACTCCGAAGGTCGGGTATCGCATCCGATCTTTGCGGGTACAGGGCGGCCGAAAGTGGCGGAAATGCGTGACAGCGGCGGAGGTGATCTCCGCCGCGCTCAATCCGGCGGGCCGCTCGGATCTGTGGGATCGGGGAAGCGCAACTGCCTTGGAGCTGGAATATGCTCGAGAACTTCTATCACCGTGTAGTCGTTGCTGAGCCCGCTGCCGCTTCGCCGCTGCACAAAGTGGACCATGCACACCAACACGTCGTGCTTGGCAAACCGGATCTCGTCGCGCTCCACCATGCCAAGGAATCGCTCATCTTCGAACTTCGCCCGGATCGGGTTTGCACCGTCGAACAGGCGCCATTGGCCGTCCTCATCAAAGGACAGATCTCTGATCGTGTAGGCAGCGCGTCGGGTGTCATCGATCACGATATCGGTATCGGGCTCCGGCGCCCGATATGATGCCGCGTTCTCTTTAGTCACGCGGTCTAGGAGAATGCCGCGGCGCTCAAAGCGGACCTCATCGATGCCGGGGCGCTGCAGTGGCTTCGCAACGAAGCCTTCGACAGCGCGACGGACACGGAGATCTTTATACGCCCGCAACAGTTCCACCGGCACGTCGTAAGTCTCGTCGCCTATAAACAGTCGGAACATGCCCGGCGACAACGTCTCAATTTTCTCGGGCTTCTGTCCCTTCAGCTTGCGGATCAGCCACATCAGCCCGGCTCCAGCGCCGCCAGCGCCAATTAGAATCTGCTGCAGGTTGAGCGCGGCGGTTACCTCAGTGCCGGCTAGGAATGCCGTGCCGTCTTTGATCGATTGAAGGACGTCGAAGACGACTGAGAAGCATCCGGGTTCGTGAGCCCTGACGTTCACCGCCAGCTGCGCACTCTTACCGTTGAAGAGCACGTTTAAGGCCTCAAAAGCCTCCCCGACCGCCAGCATCGCAGGCGCCAAGTCGCGGACGTTCATCTCGTGGTTCCGCAGCGCGGGGCCATCGTAGGTGAGCGTAAAGATCGCCTGGCTGGACGGGTTTTCCAATTTCAACTCCTGACGTCCGCCGCCTCTGTAGCTCGCCGGACCAATACATGAGGGTATCGATGCTCACCAACGTTGCGGTCAAGGCCGCGCGGCCGAAGGCGCGCGCGTATAAGCTGGCAGATGGTGCCGGCCTGCACCTCTATGTCGCGCCGACCGGGCTGAAGAGCTTCCGCTGGCGCTTCCGCTACGCGGGCAAAGAGCAGCTCCTGACGCTCGGCAGCTACCCCGAGGTGGATCTGAACGCGGCGCGCGCCCGGGCCGACGCTGCCCGCGCCCAGCTGGCGCGCGGCGAGGATCCCCGCGCGCGATCGTCGCGCGTCGAGACGTTCGAAGCGGCAGCGCGCGCTTGGCACGCTGTCCAGGCGGAAAGCTGGACGGCGATTCACGCAGCTGACGTCCTGGTCAGCCTTGAGCGCGACGTCTTCCCGGCGATCGGCGCCGAGCCGCTGGACGCGATCGCGCCGGCCGACGTGCTCGAGCTGCTGCGCGTCGTGGAGAAGCGCGGCGCGCGAGAAACCGCCCGCCGGCTGCGCCAGCGAATCTCAGCCGTGTTCGAACTGGCGATCGGCGAAGGCTGGTGCTCGGCCGACCCGGCCGAGAAGGTCGGCCGCGGGCTGAAGAAGCCGGCGGCTGTCCGCCACCACGCGGCGTTGATGACGATCGCCGACGCGCGCCAGCTGCTCGCCGAGGTCGCGCGCCTCGATGCGTCGCGTGGGGCGAAGCTGGCGTCGACGTTCCTGGCGCTCACCGCGATGCGCTGGGCGGCCGTGCGCGGCGCGCAGTGGTACGAGATCGAGGATCTCGACGGCGCGGCGCCGATCTGGCGCGTGCCGGCGGCACGGATGAAGCTGGCGGCGGCGAAGAAGGGCGACGCGTCGCACGACCACCTGGTGCCGCTGTCGGCGGCGGCCGTGGCGGTGCTGCGCCAGGCGCGGACGCTGCAGCGCTTCGATGCCAATGCGGAGGGTGGAATAATTTTCCGCGGTACCGGCCAAAATAGTCCACTTGGCGAGGCCGCGATCGGCGCGCTCTATGCCCGGACATCGTTCGCCGGACGCCATGTGCCGCACGGCTGGCGGGCCACCTTCTCGACCATCATGAACGAGACGATGCCGCTCGAGCGCGGCGCGATCGACCAGGCGCTCGGTCACACGCTGAAGAGTGAGGACGGATCCGCGGCGAAGGTCGAGGGCGCGTACAACCGATCGCAGCAGCTCGATCGACGTCGCCGGATCTTCGACGCTTGGGGCGCAGCGCTAGCTGGCTGACGCCGGCGGTTCGTCATCATCTACCCGCGTCCAGGGACCGCCGAACCGCGAGACCGCCCGGATCCCGCAGCAGCGCGCCACCGCGTACTGGACGTGCCCCTCGGCGGGCAGGATCCGCCACGCATGGCCGATGCCATCGCATTCGGGCGGGTCATCCTCGGCCGAGGCGGGGGCATCAGTCATCGGGGAGAGATAGGTGGGCGGGGGTCGAAAGTCAGGGCCGAAGCTGACCGGACACCGCGCAGTGGGACCGTGCGCAATGCGACGGTTTTCGGGGTAAAAAGATCGGCCGCCCACCAGCACGTTAATTGTCGACCCCTCATTTGAGGGGCTGGAAAGTAACATTGCCGCTGGCGCGGCGATCGCGAGGGCATGGCCCATCTACATCGCGACGAACGGGGCCTGGCGGCTCTAACGGTGCCCTATCCCAAACCCTGACGTCCTCGGCAGCATCGTGGCGGCGCAAGCCGCCGCGTCCCGACAGCCGGATCTTGGCTGTTGGTCTGCTTTTGCCACTTCGGCTGATCGGGGCGGGACCACAAATAGCGCGTCATCCCGTTCAGGGATGACCTGCCTTATCCTCTTCATGTCTGAAGGCTACATAGAGCATATTCTATGTGCTCGCGCGTGAAAGAGCTGCGCCAAGGCTGGCGAGAGCCTCCGCCATGCTGCCGCGCGCTTGGGGCACGCTAGGATCGGGCGTAGGGGGCATCGCCTGCCCCGCCGGCACGCGACCTAGGCGGCGCAGCTTGGCCGTCAGGATCTGCGTGAAGCGCAACCAGGTGCGCTTCGCCATGCGGCGGCGATTGTCGAAATAGTAGGCGTTGCTGGTCTGCTCGCGCTGCGGTGCGAACTCGCCCTCGTTGCCCGTCATCGTCGTGCGGCGCACCCAATCGATGAATCCGTTCGCCTTCAGCCGCTTCAGCGCGGCGATCGCGCTGTTGCGGTGGCAGCCCGCCTTCGCGGCGATGCTCTCGATTGCCGGGAACAGTTTGCCGGTGCTGAAGTCGAGAAAAGACAGCAGCGCCTTCAGGACCGTCACGTCGATGCGGTGCAAGCGCCGATCGGCCTCTGCCAGGTGCTGATCGAGATCCTTTAGCCGCTGGCGCAGCGTGGCCGGTCGACCGACCGGCACCTCCGCCGGCGATCGCGCCGCCAGCTCTTCCAGCTCGGCCGCCGCCGCCTCGCGCTCGGCGCGCACTTGGCGCACCTCCGCGAGCGGAAACTTGCGCCACTGCTCCACATACAGCTGCTCGGCCGTGGCGATCATCGCTTCACGGTGAGCGAGGCCGGCCGCGACGGAACCGTCCTGGATCCGCGCCCAAGGCTTCGCGCGGGGATCCGCCTCGTCATAGCTATGGCGGCGAGGAACGCGACGCCCCTCCCCGCTATCCGGCCCCCGGCGGCCGCGGCCTGAAAGATGCGCCGTGGCGCCCTTCATCAGCCGCTGGACGTCGCGCGCGAGCGTCCCGCCGCTCATGCTGCGACGCTCCCGCCCGCGAGGATCAGCCCCGCCGAGGCCCCTCGATCAAGGTGCCGGGGTGCGGCAGCGTGGCGGTGAGCAGATCCGCCCACTCCTGCGCCAGCTCGCGCCGGCGCGGCATGTATCCAGCGCGATTGTAGCTCGCCTCCACGCCGGCAGGCACGTGTGCCAGCATGAGATCGATGATCGCGCGATCGCCAACGCGATTCTCGGCGCCGGCCAGTTCGTTCATCACCGTGGAGAAGGTCGACCGCCAGCCGTGCGGCACGTGAATGCCGGAATAGCCGGCGTCGCGATAAGCCTTGCTCAGCGTGCTGTCCGAGATCGGCCGACGCGGGTGCCGCACACTCCGGAAGATGAGGGGCGCGCCCCCGGACAGCGCGATCGCCACCTCGATCGTTTCCACCGCCTGCCTGGAAAGCGGCACGATGAATTCGAAGGCCGCGTCCTCCTTGCGCTCGACAACGAGCTTCATCTTGGCCGCAGGGATCCGCCAGATCGGCTCCGGACCATCCAGCCCCTCGAATTCCGCCGGCTCGGCCAAACGCAGGACGCCGGCGCGCACAGCCGTCAGAGCCAGCAGGCGCGACGCCAGCTTCGTCATCGGATGCGCCGGCTTGGCCTCCACGTCCGCCAGCACCGATTGCGCCGCCTTCACCGTCCGAACCGCCGGGAACTTGCCCTTGCGCACCGGCGCCAGGGCACGGCGCGCAACGGCGGAAGGATCCGTCGTCGCCAAGCCGCTGCCGATCGCTCGCGCAAACACCTCCGAGATCCGCTGCCTGGTTCGGTGCGCCGTCTCTATCGCCCCGCGCTGTTCGATCGGCCGAAGCACCGACATCACGATCGGCGTGGTGATCACGTCGATCGGCAGCTTCCCGATCTTGGGATAGACGTCCCGTTCCATGCTGGCCTTCACCAGCGCGGCATGCCGTTTCGACCAAAGCGCCGTTTGGCTGGCGATCCAGTCCTCGGCGATCGTCTTGAAGGTGGCGTCGGCTTGTAGCGAGCGCACCGCGGTCTGGCGCTTCTTCTCGATCGCGGGATCCACGCCCGAGCGCAGCTGCCGGGCGGCTGCCTCCCGCTGCTCGCGAGCCTCGGCCAGGCTGACGTCCGGATACGGGCCGAAGGTCAGTTGCTTCTCCTTGCCGGCGAATCGATACTTCCACCGCCAGCTGCGGTATCCGTTCGGCGTCACATAGAGGTGCAGGCCGAAGGCATCCGCCAGCTTGTAGGCCTTCTCCTGGCCTTTCGCCTGTTTGCAAGCTCGGTCGGTCAGCGCCAT